GTTCAACCAATGGATCAACACAGGCGCACCAAAGCGCGTCTGTGCCAGCCGTGTCCGCAGGCATCTCCTTGAAAGGGAGTCTGCGGAGAAAGGAGGAGGAGTTAAGAGGGCGAGAGCGAATGCAGTGGCGAAACATTACCTGGCGATAAGGACAGCTTGGTGTCTTAGACACGGGGAACCGGTGATCTTCGGCCCCCGAAACATCAAGCGCCTGAGCGCCTTCATCGGCTTTGTAACGTCAATCATTCGTGAGGGCCCGAAGGCCCTCAAATCATTCTCTCACCTTTCGCGCCTTCAAGCACTAGTAGTAGATACCAACGACCGAGCGGCCAGGAAGGAATTCCTGGCTTCAACCGTGGCAAGATCAGTCCACTTCCCAGTGACAAAAGACGCGCTCAACTCCAGTGTGGAGAGCGCAATTCGAAGATGGTCGGAGAGGAGGGGGGACAGCTCATTGTTCGCAGATCTTGAGCGATACATTGAGCACCTACCTCTCCGGCCCTTCGAAGATGGAGAGCTACCCGAGTGGCCAATTCCCAACGACCATGCGTGCCTCACTCATACGATCAAAGAGGGAGGAACCGCCATGGCGCTCGTGGAACTAGAAACTCGGATAAAGCTGGAGGCGCTGGACTTCCTGTTCACCGGAATTCAGCAACCGACCTACAGTGAGAGCCTAACCGGCATCTTCCCAAGCGACAGGGTCGCAGAGTTGTTCGACGACTTTGACGATGTCGCAGATGTCATGGAAGGCACCGGCTCACTGCCGGACGGGCCGAGGATCACCGGATATTACATTCGGTCCACGGAACCAGCTTTACGACCCCTACCCATTTGCGAAATGGGCGGAAAGATCAGGGTCGTAACTCTCCATCCCGCTGAGGAGATACACGTGGCGCGTAGGATCACCAGTCTGTGGCTAAATCGACTCACAGGACTGGTCACGTCACGAGCTATGTTGAAAAACGAGGAGGTCGTCATCGAGAGGTCTAGTAGAGATGCCAAGCTCTACTCCGCAGACCTCTCTGCGGCAACCGACTATATCAACCACGATCTAGCCTGTCACACAGCTGTCCTGCTGTGTAAGAAGCTTCGTAGACCGGGCGATATCCCCATTGTTCAAAAGCTGTTTGGATCCAAGCAGTTACCCGACGGGACGCACACGGCGTCTGGCGTCCACATGGGCCTTGGCCCTACTTGGATTATCCTTTCTCTCCTCAACGGCTTTGCCGCGTGGCATGCAGGAATGCATTCAAGTACCTACCGCATCTGCGGAGACGATCTCATCGGATTTTGGGACAAGCCCGCCGTCCTCCGATACGAATCCGCCCTGGAAAGACTTGGACTTGTGGTGAACAAGTCAAAGTCGTTCTTCGGACGACGCGGAGTATTTTGTGAGAGGATCGTTGAGCAGGACGGGAACAGAGCGGTGGCCAAGGACATAGGCCACCTCAGTGCTCTCACCGCCGCCAAGCTCACCGCCCGACTCTCTCGGAATGCAAATGCAGTCGCTGATAGTCTGAGGGACAGCTACGTCCTTCGTCGTGTCAGCGACCCAGTCCGCCAAAGACTGGTGCCACGAGGCATGGGTGGAGGCCGTGTACGCCACGGAGGATCCGGTTTCGGTCATCTCTCCCACAGCGGGCTAACCTTCGCTCTCAAACGAAGCTTAGACCTCACTGTGAAAG